TTTTGTTTTTAATTAGTTTTTTGTTTTTTTAAATCTTCGTTTTTCTTTTCTTGTTAGTTTCATAAAAGGTGTCAAGAAATACACCCATGCGTTGTCTGTTTTAGGTAAATATTTGAATATTCCATCGTCCATCATCATTCTCATAAGATTCTGATATCCCCTTCCCTCAGGGTCTATATCCTCTTCGTAATAGAGTTGAACGAGTTCCTTTGCTTCTTCTGTTAACAAAGGTTGTGAAAGGTCCACGAGTTGTTTGTTAATAACATAAAACTCTTCTCCATATACCCCTCTCTTTGTCTTTCCCGATAACAAGTTTTGTAATGCTCTGTTGTCTTTATCATTCTCGTGTAGTTTTTCACCTTTTTGTAAAATATCATCAACAGAAACTACAGAGTCAACTATCTCAGGAAAAAGTTTTGAAAATGTCTTCTCACCGAAATAGTAGATACCGTCAATATTATCTGACTTATCACCAGATATAATCTTAAAGGTACTAACGTTTTGGTGGGGTATAGAGATGTCTTTTAACTTAACCTTATCTCCGAACTTAATCATTTGTTTTTGAGAGGGGGAGTAGACCTGCACAGACTCAGATATGAGCTGTGTCAGGTCCTTGTCAGCAGAGAAAATAGTTTTAGTTTCATTATTAGAGATTTGACAATAATATGCAATCATATCATCTGATTCATTATTATCCACCTCCACTTGGCGAATGAACATTTCCTCAAGGTATTGTTTAACTCTATCCGTCTGCCAATTAAACGATTGTTTTTGGATATCATTCAAACGGTTGTACCTTCTATTTTCCTTATATTCAGGGAAAATACGTTTTCTCTGTACTGAGTTATTTTCTCCATCCCAAAAGACAATAACCTTATCGTAATTGTGCTCATCAATAAATCTACGAAGAGTGTTCATAAAGTGGTATATACCACCGATATGATTACCTTTATGGTAATACTCCCGTACACCGTGATACCCAATCTTGAAAAGGTTATTTCCGTCTACTAATAAGGTCTTAGTCACACCATAAAACTTAAATGGTTACACTTTCTTCTTCTTCCAACTTAAAGTCACTACCCGTACCGATAATATCTTTCCAATACTCAGAATGTTCTGACTTGTATTGTTCAATAGACTTCTTTTCTTCTGCGGCGTCTTTTCCTGCCAAGAAACCGTGAGCTGTAACAAGGATTCTACCGTCCTCATATCCAAGTCCGTTGATGTGGTTTTTCATAACCGATACTTTTGTTCGAGTTGCGAACTTTACTTTTCTCTTGTCTTTTACCGCAGTAATCTTTGTGGTTCCCGCACCCTTTTGGTTTCCAAACAAAAAGACCAAAGATGAGTTTAACCAAATCGCTTCCCCACCTTTTGCTTTAATTTTTGGTTGACCAAATGGATTGTCAGGAAGTTCCACCCACGGTTGGTTGACAATAACCAAAGTGTTCTCGTACTTAGAGTCAGACCTTCGTGAACCTGAAATTCGTTGGTTGATACCCATACCAATTTTGTCAGCAAGAACCGCAGCGTTGTGTTGCTTACCACCCTTACCGTCATATGTCATCTTACAAGGTACAGAACCAACAGAGTCCCATAAGAACAACAAGTCATACTCCAAATCACCTTTGTCTTGAGCGTCCAACAACTCATTAATATAGTCAGTAATCTGTTCTATATACTCAAAGTTGTTATTAAAGAGGAAGAATCCGTCCCAATCCAATTCGCCGGTTTCTTCATCAACCACTTCTTCACACTCAAAACCCATAAGTTTTGCGTGGTCAAAAGACCATTTTTGCTCCGTGATAATAAACACAGGAAGGATACCCTTCTTTTGTGCATCAACCGCAGCCTTTACCAACGCAGTTGTTTTACCCGTATCCGAGTGACCCAAGAACATATTCAAATGTCCCATAGCCGGACCTGGCACGCCAACCGCATCCAAAAATTCAGTACCCAAGTCATAAAATCTTTGGGGTTTGAATTTCGCAGAAGAAGAGAACTTCTTCTTTATTGAACTAAAATCTTTTTTCTTAATTGCCATAGTTTTTGTATTACGTGTTTTTCGTTACGAACTTTTCGTAATGAAAAAGATGGAAGGGATTTCTCCCTCCCATCTGTTGTTTTGGTTTTTTAGAAAGGAAGGTCTTCGTCAACCTCCATTTCCGCTTGTGGGTCCTCCACTTCTTCCTTAACCACCTCTTTTTTAGTTGTAGTACCTCCAATAGTTTCGGTGTCTTCACCATCACCATATACAAACTTCTTAAGTTCAGAGTCCCATACAGGTGTCTCACCACGAGCAACCGCCTCCAAGTATTCAACAGGACGTTGTGCGTATACGTCAGACCAAGTCATCTCATCTTCAATCCATTCTTTCATTTGGTCCGCGTCGTCACTCAAAGGAGCCGGGTCGTCGTACATAATAGTTTGAACTACCGTGTACTCAATGCCTGAGTTAGTCTTAGATTTAGACAACTCAACAATCAAATCACGACCTTCGTTAGCGTCAGTAATATCACCTTTTGCTCTCCAAATAGGGATGATTTTGTCAAGGATACCTTCTTGTTTGTAGTTGTCCTTAAATCTCCAAAACTTAACACCATCCTCTTCATTGTCACGGTCAACAACCTTAACAATGTAGAACTTACGAGGGCGATATTGCATCGCAAGTTTCTTATCAGACTCTTTACCTGTAGACATCAACTCTTCATAGACCTCAGTCAAAGGTGAACGCTCACCATCGTTTTTACCTGGGTCGTACAATTTAACCCACTTACCGTCAACTTGGACTTCGTGGAACCATACTTCTTTGAAGGGTGATGAACCGTCAGGTGTAGGAAGGATACGAACCCGTGCCTGTCCTGATTTTGTTCCTTTAGGGAGATACGTAGTGAAGTACTTCTTCAAACGTTCTTCCTGTGTCATACCGTCTCCGCCACCGCGAGACTCTGTGTTTTTTTCGTACTGTGCCAGTACTGCGTCGAGTGCATTTGCCATTTTTGTTTTTCTTTTATTCGTTAAAATTTTATCTGTTACTCAAGTAAAATATAACAACGAAAAACGTTAAGTCAAATCACCACATAAAAAAAAAGACCGTTAGTAACGGTCTCTTAAAAAATTATTTTTTTTATACATTATAACCTTTTTTCGTTTTCAAAAGGTTTATCAAAAGATTTTTTAATATCACTGCTTGAATAGTTTTCAACCTCATCACTGGTTAAAATATATTCATTTTTACCTGTCTGTTCAAACTCACCTTGTTTGTCTACAAAAAAATCACTTAATTTTTGATTAAATGGATAGCTATCTAAACTCCTTAACTGTAATTTTTCTTCGGGTGACTTTTGTCTATATTTTTCAACTTTTTGTTCTAAGTCGTTGATTTTATTTAGAATTACATCCATCTCACCTAATTTAGATGTTAGGTCTTCCAATTTACTAAACATTGTTTCCATATATTCGTCTTGTTTGTCTGAAATATCTTTTTGAGTTGTGACTAATTCCGTTACATCTAACTCTTCTGTACCGTCTACAGTATCAGTTACTGAATCTCCTTCATCTCCCACTACCTCAACGTCAGGGTCTGATTCAATATCTACTGGTTCAGGTACTTCTTCCGCACCTGTATCAGCACCTAAATCAGTTGTCGGTGTGTCACCCCCTATTTCTGCATCACCTCCCTCACCAGGTAGGGGAGGTAATTCTCCACCCTCTTCCTGTTCCAAAATATAATTATTTATTCTATTATATCTTTTAATTTCTTCTAATATTTTTTTTTCTACTGACATTTTAGTAATTGTTTTAACCGTTTAAAAGTGTTTTCATACCTGTAGGTGTTTCCACTCTTAAAGTTTTATTTAAATTCATAGTGTTATCAACTCTTTCGATTAAACCATCCCTCATTCTCACAGTGTAGCAATCCCCAGTGTCTAAATCACACACTTCTTTATATCCGTTTCCCTGGTCCCTTTCAGTTAATCTTGTATCTTTTTGTAGATAATTGTCTAATAAATTTTTTATGTTCATAACTCTTTTTTTATATAAATATATCTTTAGTGTTAAATAATACTTATTGGAATTTATTAATAGAATTTTTAAATATTTTCTCATAAGTCTCATATACTTTTAATAAATCGGTATTCGTATTAATTAAGCTGTTAATCTGTCCTTTTATTTCAGTACTATTCATGTTTTGATATCTATTTTTATCTATATTTTTAAATAGTAATCTAGTCATAGACGCCGCCCTACTATTATTAGATGTTGGGTCT